AAATTCAGCTCAGTTAGCATTTAAGCTCAGCGACATCGTTTTTGAGATCATTTTACCAATTATGGACACCACAAATGCTAATCAAAACAAATGCTAACAAAATGCTAACAATCGGGCTGAATTCAGCCAAAATGCTAACAACGATGCTAACAATAAAACAAACCATCTATCATAATACTTCTAAAAACTTAAGCTCGAAAACGCCATTTATCGTAATGCTTGAATAAGCTGAATTCAGCTCTCGTAATGAAAGTGTTGATATATAATGATCTTGTCGTAATGTTATGGTAATATTTTTGAGAGCTGAATTTGAGTGAAAATGCTAACGTTAGCATAAAAAAGGGGGGCGGAACGAACTTTCCGTAAAAAGGGGTCGACCCCCTCCCCTTTTTCAAAAACCTCTTCCAAAAACACAAAAACAAAAACATGACGACTAGCCAAAAAGCAGAAAAAACAAAAACATATTCAAATAAAACTAGCATAAAAGTCCATTTTAACCCAGGTTATCTCCTTATTGTTATACTTGATTGAAACACCTAGACGCTGCAAGCGTGTTACAAAGCTACGTTTCATATGAATCATATCATGGTGTGTGAAAGCGAACTCAATTTCTGTAGCACAGCCTTTGAGGCGGCAATTGACGAAGCTTATCCACGCAGGCCGATGTTTCAAATAATAGACATTTTTATCGGTCAGCAATTCATCTAATGTTGGTGCCACAACATCTTTATCGTGTTTATCGAAAACGATATGTGTTTGGATAGAATCATAGTTGACAGTCTCCTTTTTGATAGTAGCTTCTGCTTCAACATCAATGCCAAACAGGTTGACTCCCAACCCACCTCCTACAGACTTCTTATCCTCATCCTTTTGAGAAGTCTTAATCATTAATTCGTTTGCGCCTATACAACGAAATATATGAACTAGTTCTTGGACCTGCGACTTGAGATACTCGTGTTCCCATTCTTGGATATTCACGTATACCTCTTCTTTTGGTAACAACGCGTACATGACTCTTGGAGCAACAACGTCCTGTATAGAGAAAGACTGATTGCAACAAGTACATTTATCTTGATCAATCAAAGCCGTATGCAGTTTTCCTTGCATATATGTCGAAGCATCGTGCAACAGCTCTTGAGTATTTTTGCATGACAGCCACGACCCGCACCGCGTATCTAGATCTTGTTGCTGCAAAACGACCAGGAACTCGAGCCTTATATTATTCGTAGCCAATAAACATTTGCCGACAGGAACACAGCATAAAAACGCCATTTTCACATTAGCATACGACAATGTTTTTTACGCAAGCGCTGTATCGTCATGATTATTTTTATGCCATGTAATGAAATGATATCAAAAGTATCCCTTAAAAATGCAGATTATCTGTGCATGATCATGCGCATATTGTATCCTCAACGCTGGGCATACGCGCTGGGCACTGTTGTTGGAATATCATGTTCTGTCTTAGGAAGCCTCGTTCATTACAATGTGTCAAGAATGGTGCAAAGTTCTTTCGAGTCTCCTGAGCTAATTCATTTTATATGGATGGCTACGATCCTGAATGCATTTTCTGGATTAGCATCCATGTTGAGGGGTAACATATTCACCCGCATCAACCAGAAGCTCTATACAGCCACTTTCCGACGTATTTTTAAACATGTCACCGATGCGTCTATGGAGATGTGGGACACAGTGTTTGTCCAAGAAGAGCTGTCAAAGAGCGCGCTATCTGATGTCGGTGAAGTCGTGTCGACCTCGTCGATGGTTGTGAATGTGTTTTCACGAACCGCGGCGACGGTTGTGTGTGTTACATGGATGTTGAATGGAATCTGCCCGGAACTGTATGTGCTCTGCATGTTGATATGCGTTGTTCAAGTGGCATGTGTCCATTTCATTTATGACTATTACGGTAAATTTGCCGATGCCACAAGACGCATGAAAGAGGTTCAAGAAAACCACGTAAACGGATACATTCAAAATCATGTCCATTATCAACTTTATTCTTTGCAACCCATCTACATGGACATATTCGATGATCAGTCTATTGAACACGCGCGTCTTTCTGCAGAAGAGGCCAATGCGTATTCCGCGATCATATTTTGCAACCACATCCTGCCACGCTCCCTCGAATTCGCGTTCACTTACGCAATCTACGCTATGGGGCACGGCAACAAAGTCATCGAGATCGTATCTTATTACTCTATCGTGGTTGATGCCCTCAACGGGATGAAGGATGTACTGATCTCTTTCATACGTACAAAAGAAAGCGCAATTCGAGTGAAACGCTACCTCGAGGTCTACGTCTCACCTCGTGTCTATAAACACAATAAGCCGCGATCATTCTACTATAGCGTGCCTCCCAGCATATCCTTTGAAGATGTGTCGTTTACTTACCCTACTCGCACGGCCCCCGTCCTCGAATCCTTTGATTTTCATATACAACCGAAAGACAAGTGGGCCATTATAGCAAAGAGCGGTCGCGGCAAGACGACACTCATGAAGCTGTTGTTGAACATGTATCCATTGACAAAAGGGGTCATCAAAATCGGCACTCGGAATGTGATAGATATCTCTTTGCCTGAGTTGCGTATGCTGGTTGCAGTAGTCCCTCAAGAGCCGCTTCTATTCCCCCAAAAAACGCTTCGTGAAAACATGTTGATCTCAAACGCCCACTGCGGAGCTTCGACAGAGGAACTACATGAAATATTGGATCGAGTACGTCTATCCGATTTCAAGCCAGATTTGGACAGAAAGTTGACGGCACTGTCTGGGGGTCAAAAACAGCGATTGGCCATCGCAAGGGTTATGGCATCCAAGGCACCGATTGTTATATTCGACGAGCCTACGTCTGCGCTGGACGAAGAAAATACAAGGGCTCTCATGGAAGAGATATCTCTGCATTGTAAAAATAAGACGGTCCTTTTCATCACTCATAACGTCAACCTCACAACTGGAATGCGCACGTTACATTTATAATTATAAAAATCGCGTTGCAACAACATCAAATAGCGGACTAAGTGTCCACTGTCCTGCCTCCTTCAGAGCAAGACTCAACATCTTCAGCACAAGTAAAATCACTATCATGCCGATGATGAGGAGTTGTCCTAAATAATACATGACAGACTGCGCGTCATTCCAATCAGCTTGAGTCGCATTTGATACACACCCATTCTCCGTCCAATCGCAGTTTGTACATGCAATGCAATCTGCTTCAGACAATTGGAAACATGAGGTACTTTGTCCCATTTACTTTGCACATAGATTTATTTTACCCCATTATTTGGTCAGCAAACTCATAGGCCATCGTTTCCAGAGGGTGCTCATACCGTGCATCGCACTTAGTAGCAGTGATGGATGCTGGTTTTACAGAAGAATATTCGCAAATCATCAACTTGCCATCTCCTCGTTGATACACCATGTTATCGGTATCGGGATTCGCTCGCGCTAATTTATAGCGAATACGGTTTCTTAACGGTTTATATCCGGCTTCGAGGATCATTGTCTGGACAATAGTCGGATTCATCTTTTGATATACGTGGATCTTCTCGTGTAGCAGAGTCTTGGCCAAGGCCTCATCTGATTGCTTAAGTGTCTCCGCTGATAAAAAGATCACTTTCTCACGAGTATGAGGCAAGCCTCCTTCGCATGCAGAACTTACCTTAGCAAACACCCATGGGATATCAGCCAGGGCTTCGACATCTAATGATGCATCTGTGAAATGCTCGACGCTCGCGCTTGCTTGATGGGAAGCAATAGCTGCTTGTATCTGATCGTGGACTTCCTTTTCGCTCAACGCTTTTTTCCTTGTAACTTTTTTATGAACCCCGTAAGCAGAAACATCGGCCTCGATATTGTTCTTAATAGCACTAGCTTCCACATTCATCTCCTCATCATATTCGGCCTCTATGGGAGACAATTTAGGAGGAATATAATCTGGGTTACTAATCCTGTTTTCTATAGTGTCTTTGTAAGTAACCGCTGCAAGGTCAGGATCTCTGATATCTTGTTTAGTTGATGGAAGGGTATCAGAAAGGGCTTTCATATCTTTCAAATTGTCGTCCCGAGCCTTTTTCCTAAGACGCAGCTCCTTTTCTTGTTTATCAAAGAAGGCTCGATTGTTAGCAACCGCATCTACAGCTCCTCTATATGCTACCGGGGCTCCAGCAGCGCCAGAGGCCACGTCCGGCAGTGTTTTTTTAATCTGAGCGATGGTTTCTGCTGTTTTCGTGAGCGATATTTTATGTTGAGCAGCAACAGATAGGGGGACACCTGTGAGCGAAACCGCAATAGGCGAAGCAGTCATCGGAAAGAATGGGGGCAATTTGGGTCCATGATCAATAGCTGCTGCGATTATGTCATCAATGGGAACCGATGGCGGCGCGTTCGCAAAATGTTCTTGTGTCATAAACATGTGCGATGAGGCGGTGTCTTCGTAATCAATCACGTCAGAATCTTCATAATCCATGATGTCTTCTTCAGCAAAAGGTTTGTCATGCGCTACCGCTGTTTCTTTGTTCTTTCTGTACTGTCTCAGTTTCACCGGGGCGTTGTGTGTGAGCAACTGAGTGTCAACATGCTTCGATAGCCTGACAAGTCGTTTGCTTTCTTGTGCGGTAAATTCCTGAGCTCCTTTAGCGATAATATCAATATAATCGTTAGAACCTGACGCGTTCCTTGCATACAGGTCTGCTGCAGTCAAGCTCCACACATATTTGTCGGGGTCCTGTATCAAGAAATCACGAGTCTGAGAACTTCTCATGAAGACGATATGTTGCCTTTGCGACGGTGTTTGAATATATGTGTGAACTAAATAGACAAATGCAATTGCCGCACATACAACTACGACAAATACAAATTGCTGTTTATTGATGACGCTCATTAGAGTGTTAACACATTATTTTATAGTCGTAAAATATGTATTGTTATATCAAATGGACTTTATCGGAATTGTCAATGCATGCCTTTGTGTATTGATTTTTTGCGTAATTATAGTTCAATACGCGCAAGTAAAATCCATATCATCTCTATTTAATGAACTTGATTTCATTGCCACACATGAAGAAAAGCAGAAAATGGACAAACTCAATACTGTTCAGGCAAAGATTGACAATTTAGTGAATGCGAAAGTTGCCCAACAGGAAGCGCTCACTCAATTTTACGATGTTGCCTCTTAAATCTCCCATTTTTCGTTTATGTGGAAGAGAGCCTTGGAATCAAACCGCCGACGGACATTGGTGATAGTTTCGTTGAAGTATAAACGTATCTGTTCCAACTCTTTGAATGTATCTTCAATAGAGACGGTTGTCGTCGTATTATTCTCTCGCTGATTGACCATATTGACCATATTGATCAAATTATTATAGATGTCTTTTCCAACATTGACAAGCAACTCCATGGCATCATGCATGGCAAGGCGCTTGTTCTTGTCTTTTTCTCGTTTTTGTAGATTCATCTTCATCGTCTCTTCGTCGATCTCGTTTTGAAGGAATGCCATGCGCAGATCCACGTTTGTCTCGAATGTCACTTCGCGGTTCTCGTAATATTGACGCATAGTCACGTTTTGAACGTGCACCAAGATACGATGAATGTGCTTGAGAAATTCTGCATCTTCTTGATGGACTTGTGGAAGCTGTTGCAGTACTCTACGAACAACCCTGAAATCAGGTAGTTCGTTGGCAACACCGCATGGATTGTCTCCCGGATTGCGGGGGGCTACACCACCATTCATCTTGCGCTGATATTCGTAGTAGAGAGGCGCATGCGGGCGATCTCTGTCGAGTTTCCCTGTGCGAAAGTCCCATGCCGTTCCTTGACCGCCCCCGCACGGCGGAGGACACCACACTTGATAACAACCGTCGATCTTAAAGGTCTCGATCCCACATGATGGACACGGCTTGCACTCCTGTTTTTTGAGCTTCACGGACTCCACATCATCAGGATTGCATTGGTGTTCCGGGTCATCTCGACTCGCCTTGATTTTTTCGCACTCAGGACACATCCACGTATCGCACGTGCTGCACTTGTACTGGGTGCTCAAGAAAGCATTGCACCCCGTTCGCGGACAGTGTTTGCGGAACACGCGCTTTTCCTCTTCGCCTCCTCCGTGACGACTCACGTGTTGTTCGTGGTAATTTTCATGGTGGAGAATGTCGATTTGATGGTACAGTGTCTGAATTTGCCTCCGGAGTTCGACGATTTGCGCGTTTCTCTCTTTTGCCCGAGCGAGAATATCGACACGCACCATGGTGGCCGGGAGCATCGCCTTCTCACGACCAAGCAATACATTCTGTCGGTGGGTTTTTAGCTCGTTCTTTCGGAAGACCTTGGTAAACTGACTATCCACAAACTCGATATTCCATTCCTTTCGACAGGCCATGCACTGTGGTTCGCTTTCTGACAATAGGTACACCTTGCAGCAAGCAATGCATGCTGTGAAATCACAATATGGACATGTGACCGGTTTGAATGTGGATCGATTGAATTTGCAATCAAGGATCGGACAACTCATTGCTACTACTCTCTTTTTCAATCGACATTTCTTTAAGTCATGCTCAAATTTTCCGACAAAAACGGATTTAAAGCGATCCTAATTGGTATGAATCAGAAAACTCAAATGTTTCAACAACTCGCCGCGTATTTTTCTGGCACTCCCTCTGAAAGCAGCGTCAAACCACGACGATATGGTTGGAGGCCGGACCTTCCCGACCATCGTGATAAATATCATTCTTTCGAGGACCCCGACGTTCCAGCGACTGCAGACTTGAGGGACACGATGCCAACGGTGTACGATCAAGGTGAGTTGGGGAGTTGCACAGCGAATGCGATTGCCGGTGCTATTCAATTTGATGAATTGAAACAGGGACTTGCGTCTGAAACGCCATCACGGCTGTTTATCTATTATAATGAACGTAAACTAGAAGGCACCACCGGCTCAGATTCTGGAGCTGCGATTCGTGACGGAATCAAGACTATTGCTAAACAAGGTTATTGCAACGAGACCTCGTGGCCCTACAACATCGAAAAGTTCTCGCAGAAACCTCCTTCCGAATGTTACACTGCTGCAAAGCAGCATGTCGCAGTAGAATATACTCGTGTGGATCAGAAATTGACTGATTTGCAGGCGGTTCTAGCCAGCGGCTATCCGATTGTTTTCGGGATCTCCGTGTATTCGAGTTTTGAAGGAGACACTGTAAAAGACACGGGACTTGTGCCTATGCCTGATAAAAAAGAGGATCTGTTGGGTGGTCATGCAATTTTGTTGGTGGGGTATGACAATGATAAAAAGCTGTTTACTTTCCGCAACAGCTGGGGGACTACATGGGGCAAAGAGGGATACGGGTTTTTGCCCTATGATTACGTCTTAGATTCGAATTTGGCGGAGGACTTTTGGACAGTGAAACGTATCTCCTAAATGGGGGCAAAGCCCCCATAACCCCCATCCAGGGGTACTCGTTTGTCAAGCTCCGGAGAAAATATAAGGATTTTGTTGGATGGGGGTTATGAGGGCGAGGTGCAAAGTACCGATGCATCCCCCATTAACCAATGCGCCACCGGTTTCCACAGTTCAGACAATTCACAAAGATCGTCGTCGGTTCGTCCGCCGATCGAGTTTGCATCTCGTAATAACTGCACTCATTTTTCTTGCACTTTCCACATTTGAAATGGTCCGTCACGACCGCCTGACGTGTGTTGAGCATATTCTCTTCTTTCTTCATCCGCATGTCGATCATATCATTCCACTTCTCAGGATACAGGCTTTCATGAGACATATACGGCACATCATGCGGCTTGAATTCTCCGTCTTTCAATCGAGTTGACAGTCGAGAATTGGAGATGTATGAATTTCCATCCATATTTGCCAAGACAGACCGCGCTTTATTTTTGTAGATTGCATTGAAGCGTTTGTCCTTCCAAGACCTCAAGACACGGTGAGTATCAGCGTATTCGATCGACCAATTGAAAATCCCGATCTCCATGTCCCTTGCTTGAACATCGGGCAAGAATCTCTGCAGTTCAGTTACCATTGTCTTGCGCAAGTCTTGACCCCCTTGACCGTTTGTCGTCATTTGATGAGTATCTTTGTTAGGATTATCTTTTAAGCCAATTAAGAGTTCAAATTTTGTAACAGTACTTAAAAAATGGAAGCGGCATTAAATGAGATAGCAAACAAAAAGAATGCCCTCGATTGTGTTTGACACTGAAACAACTGGACTCCCAAAGCGTCGTGGATTCGGACGCAATGCATACCAAGATCTCGATAACTACTCTACATGTCGCATCGTCTCTATCAGCTGGATATTGACCGAAGACACAGACGATGCTGAAATTAAAAAACAAGAATACTTCGTGATCATCCCTGAAGGATACGTCAGCAGCTCCGAAAGCATCGCCATTCACGGCATCACTCACGAAAAGGCAATGGAAACCGGTGTCCCTTTCAACTATATGATGACGATGTTCATGGTCGACTTGGCAAAAGCTACATCGCTCGTCGCTCACAACATCGATTTCGACATCAACGTATTGCGTTCCGAGCTGCTTCTCCGTGGAATGAAGTCGGAGTTGCGAGAGCTGGAACGTGTGTCTCTCTATTGCACCATGCAACAAGCCAAACGCATGCTCAATCTCCCCAAGTTTCCCAAGCTTGTAGATCTATACAAACATTTCACTGGAAAAGAGATGGAAAATGCTCACAATGCGAAGTACGATACCGAATGTTGTCATCAGTGCATGGTTTTTTTAAAAGAGTCATTCAGGCCGCCCGAAAGCCTCCCCATCGCCCTCTCTGAAGAGCAACAGCGAGTAGTTTACGGTGAGTTGAATTCCAATATGCTCGTTCTAGCTTGTGCGGGTAGTGGGAAAACCACTACCATTTTGTGCCGGATATGGTGGCTTCTTAAAAAAGGCGTCCCTGCTGAAGCGATCACACTGACTACGTTTACACGCTTTGCAGCGGATGACATGAGGGTAAAGCTTGGGAAATTGCTTGGATTCGTACCTCCTATAGAGATAGGCACAATTGACAGCATCTGTCTTAAATACATCAAACATGCACAGCAGGACACAGGACCTGAAAACAACGTGAGCGTCAATGAGTACGGCAACCTTTTTCTCCAACTCCTGAGGGATCCGACTTTTGTGTTGCAAGGAAAGCGATACCTGTTCGTGGACGAGTTCCAAGATGTGAACGACGTGCAGCAGAAAATTTGCAAAGAGTTTCATCGGCGCGGTGTGTATGTGACGGCTATTGGCGACGACGCTCAGAACATCTACAGCTTCAGGGGCTCTTCCATGGAACACATCATGCGATTCGAGGTCGATTTCTCACCGACTCAGACCTATCATTTGACAACGAATTATCGGTCTACCCCAGCTATCGTGGCTCTTGCAAATGCATCTATCGATAAAAATGCGAATCAACTGCCCAAGGTAATGGCACCGAGTCAACCTGATAAGGCACCCAATAAAAACATTGTTCCCGACATCAAACATTACAGCTCCTCATTTGTACAGTATGAAAACATCGTCGAAAAGATACTGTACTATAAAGAACGGAACATCCCTTTGCACGAGATCGCCGTCCTCTGTTGCCAAAACAGCCTGCTGTTTTCTCTCGAAGAAATGATGACGCGTGTTGGGATGGCGAATGTATTCGTAGACAACCGTGAAAACGGAGGCGAGGCGAAGAAGAAACCAGGACACGTGTTTTTAGGGACGATTCACAAATCGAAAGGTCTCGAGTGGCGCATCGTGTTTATCGTCAACATGCACGAATCCATCTTTCCTGGGCAGTCGTGCATTGAAGAAGCACGCCGCTTGTTCTATGTGGCAGTAACGCGTGCCCGAGATCGTCTCCACATCTCTTTCGCCACGATGTTTGGTACTTCTTTCGCATCGCGATTCATCACTGAGCTCCCGGCATCTGTAAGGCAATGGCCCGATTTTCAAGAACGTTACATCGGAGAATCGACAACATCAGTTTCGCACATAGTCAAGCTAGGCATAACGCATTTCGTCAGCTCGTTGAACGGCAATGACATTGCATCTTTGAGAGGTGATGGAGTATTTCCCGATACAATTGCCGCCAAGACACTGTTGTACTCTCTGCAAGAACACAGCAAATTCGTCACTGCAAATGATCTGTTATCTGATATGGGCATATTTATCGACGCATTTATATGCCGCCAGGTTGCTTTAGATTACGGAATGACTCCTGATTTCGAAGCAGCTCGGATTGCTTGTGCCAGTGTCAAGCTTCCAAAGTGTGAGATAGATGTCTACACAACCTATCAGCACAACTTTTATCACAATGCGATACGATTGGGGGATGATGCACATACCATAAATTGCCTCGAAAACACAACCGGGGTTATGGAACCTTGCCTAGTCAAACCCATACGCGATATTCATATACCTATTATCGAGACGATCGTTCATAAAATGCGAAATAGAGCCTTCGCATGCAATCTTCCCTTGGACAAAATTGCTGTGATTACTGAACGATTTCTCCCCATTGACTTTGA